CGGCCCGATTGACCTACAAAGTCGATCGGGCTTTTTCTTTTGCCAACTAATCTCAACACAAATGAAAGCGTATATATCAATCCCAATCAGCGGGAGACCGCTCCACGAGGCGAAATATCAAGCCGAGTGCATCAAAGCGAAACTGACCGAGCATGGCCACGAATGTATCACCCCCTTTGACGTTTGCCCGGAGTCCGGCAAGCCTTACGCCTACTACATGGGCAAAGACATTGAGGCTCTGTTGGCCGATGACATTGATGCCGTGGTGTTCGGCAACGGATTCCACGACTCTAAGGGGTGTCGGCTGGAACGTGCCGCCGCCGAAATCTACGGTAAACACATCGTGTATCAGTCAAGTTTCTACTTCCTCGATTTCACAACACTTCAACAATCCCAGTAAAATGAAAAAGTATCGTATCAAAAGAACCTACAAATGGGTTCACGTTCCCGGCAGACATTTGCACTGCCCGACATTTGCCGTGCAAATGTTCATCATCTTCGGGGTGTGGCTCACGATAAAATCATTCACGGATCCCGACGATCCCGATTTTGCCCGGCGTGAGGCAGAGGAACTGTTAGACAAACTCAACGAAAAGTAAGACATGAAAGTAATCATCACCGGCGGCGAGGGCTTTATTGGAAAGGCTCTCGCCGTTGCGCTTAAAAAGCGGGGTAATGAGGTGTGCAGCATTGACCGCCTCAACGGGATAGAGGCCGGTGACTTCTTCACCTCAACCGACCTCTCCGGAATTGATTGTGTGTACCATCTCGCCGCCCAGACTTCCGTCTTTAACGAGAACAAGACCGACATTATCCACGATAACATTGAAGTGTTCAAAATCGTGTGTGACGCTTGCGCCCGGCATAGCGTCAAGTTGGTCTATGCCTCATCATCGACGGCAGCCGACGGCAACACAACATCCATCTACGGCATCAGCAAGCGTTTCAACGAGGAATATGCCCGTTGCTATCATCCGAGAGCCACGGGAGTAAGGTTTCACAATGTGTACGGCCCCCGTCCGCGTCAGGGTACTCTTCTTTGGCACCTGCTCAATGATGAGCGGGTTAAACTCTACAACATGGGGCGTAACGTGCGACACTTTACTTACATTGATGACATTGTTGACTCCCTTCTATATGCATGCAGGTGCGACCGTCAACTCGTTAATGCCGCAAATCCCGAGCATACCACGACACTGCAACTCGCCGAATTGGTTAGACAATATAAAACTCTTGATATTGAGTTGGTTGCGCAGGAACGCGGTTTTGACCGTAAGGAACAGATGATAAATGATGCCATTTTCACCGTACCTTTGCGATATACCCCTGTTGCTGACGGCATAAGGCGTATATTTGACACGGTTTCCAATGAACAGGCAAAATAAAATAGAAAGTATTGAAACATGGGATGTCCATGTCCGTCGGGAGGTTCTGACGGACGAGGGCATCCCTTTTTGCTTTAATAATTCACCTCTCCCGGCCACGAATTATATTCAATCCCCACTATACATACGCGCGGAAACGGCTTACAACGTCCTAAAAAGCGGCTCAACTGGCAAAATTTGCGCGATCACTAAAATTTTTTCAGGGGCGGGAGAAAGCCAAAACAACATTATGAACATAAACGACAGTAACCCATTCTATCTATTTTTTCTTTGGCTGCTCGTATAAATACAATTTCAGCCTCTGATTATATACAGTTTTACTCTCAGATTATATATTAACTTCTCATACATCATATTATGGCAAAGAAAGACAAAAAACGACTAGAGACGCATGAGCGCCCGCTCACTGAAAAGCAAGAAAGGTTCTGTCAGTTTTATCTTGATACTGACGGCAATGCGTCTGAGGCTTACCGCATGGCATACGACACGTCCAACATGCAGCCTAACTCTGTATGGAATGCTGCAAGCCTGCTCTTGGATAACCCAAAGGTTACCCAAAGGATTGATGAGATACGCGCAGTGCGTGCTGCCGCAACGAAAATCGAGCGCAAAAAGGTCGAGCAGGTTCTCATGGATATTGTGACGGCTGACCCCAACGACCTCTATATCGTAGATGCCAAGACTGGCAAGATAAAGATGAAAACGCCGATTCAGCTGCCTAAAAGGATGCGTAATGCTTTGAAGAAGATAAAGAACAGCAAGGGTGTAGTGGAGTATGAGCTTAACGGCAAAGTGGAGGCTGCGCGGCTGTTGGGTTCATGGAACGGCTGGGACGCTCCCAAAGAGGTAAACGTGAATAATACCGGCAACATGATGGGAGAAATCCGCATAGGTTTTGGCGAGAGTCAGTAATCACGATAGATTTCGGATTTGGGCGATGTCAGTGGCAAAATGTAAATTCTCCCCAGTACTAAGATACCGCAAAATGTAGCAAATTGTCAGCAAAACACCGATAAACTGCAGCAAAACCAATGATTCTAAATTATAAGTTATTCAACCCTCTCGGCTTTCATCTGCTAAAATTGCTCCAAGACATTACCATCCGACTTATAATACTGTTCGGAGGTTCATCTTCGGGCAAATCGTACAGTGTGGCTCAGTTAATCCTCATAATGACCCTGTGGGACGGAGAGAACACTATCGTTATGCGCAAAGTTGGTGCCACTATCAGCAAGACAATATATGAAGATTTCAAGGTTGCTGCCAAGCAGCTTGGTATCTTCAGTCGGTTTAAGTTCAAGGACGGCGTTAGGCAGATTGTGTGTCTGTCCAATGGGGCCAAGATTGATTTCGGCGGTCTTGACGACCCGGAGAAGATTAAGGGTATATCCAACTATAAACGCGTGGTTCTTGATGAATGGTCGGAGTATGACAGCGAGGACTACAAGCAGGTTCGTAAGCGTCTGCGCGGTAAAGAGGGCCAACAGATCATCACCACGTTCAACCCTATCAAGGAAACGCACTGGATAAAGAAAGAGGTTTTTGATGTTGAGAAGTGGCACGATGTTCCAATGGAGATTGAGATTGCGGGCGAGAAACTTCCATCGGAATTAACCGCTGTGAAATCAATACGGATGAACGAGACCAAGTATATAATCAACCCTCGTACCAAAGAGATAGAGGAACACGCCCCGGATACTGTCGTTATCCAATCAACCTATCTCAATAACTTTTGGGTTGTCGGCTCTCCCGACGGCACCTACGGCTATTATGATGAACAGTGTATCGCCGACTTTGAAAAAGACCGCATCAATGACCCGGACTATTACAATGTCTATGCTCTCGGGGAATGGGGCGTTATCCGCACCGGTTCCGAATTCTTCGGCTCGTTCAACCGTGGCAAGCACACGGGAGAGGTCCGGTACGACCCGACATTGCCTGTTCATATCAGTGTCGATTCCAATGTGTTGCCGTACATCTCCTGTACCTATTGGCAGATAGATACCGATGGCAGCAGGTTCCATATCCGGCAAATTGGCGAGACTTGTGCCGAGAGTCCCAACAACACAGTCAGGAAGGCCGCCAAGCTCGTCGCAAAGCGTCTGATAGAGATGGGTGTCGATAACGTCATTCTGCATGGGGATGCCTCCACAAGAGCCGCCAACAACATCGATGATGAAAAGCGGTCTTTCCATGATTTGTTCATTGACACGCTCCAAAAAGAGGGTATCGATGTCGAGGATAGGGTTAGCAACAAGAATCCGAGTGTTCCGATGTCCGGCGAGTTTGTCAATGCTGTCTTAGACAGTACCCTCCCGGGCCTCGAAATCACAATCGACGAGAACTGTCGTGTCTCAATAGAGGACTACATGAGCGTTCAGAAAGACGTCAACGGGGCCATACTCAAGACTAAAGTCAAAAACAAAATCACCATGCAGACTTACGAGGAGTTTGGTCATTTGTCCGACACGCTGCGATATGTGGTGATTGACGTGCTGCGCGAGCAGTTCCTGTTATTTTCCAACCGCCGCAAGCGCAACCTATATGCCCGTGACGGTATCATACACTTCTATAATCCGGATACGGAATGCAGGTATAGCCGTGAGATTGTCTATGCCATGCCGAATGTGAACGGCAAGTTTGTGATGATCCACGGCAAACTTTGCGGCGAAAAATGGCATGTGGCTGATTTGATGCTGAGAGAAACGTCTTCTACCGACGAGATGGCCGATATCCTTATCAGAGCCAAGAGTACGCAAACCATTATAGAATGCGGTTCTGCATATTTCAGATTTGTCCGCGATTTGCGTAAGGACATTCCAAATGTCAGGGTCATGAAAGAGGTTGCAGACATTGACCGGCGCATAGCGGCTACATCGGACTTCGTTAAGAATCACCTGCTATTTAATGAAAGAAGTTTGAGTGAGAATGTAGAATATTCCCAATTCATGACAAACCTGTTTGACTACAACAGGGGCACAGGTGAAAATATAGAGGCCAGTGCCGTTGTGAGCGGTTTCATACAGTTCGTTGTAAAACTCGGTTTTGACAACAGCGTTAATGCAATAGTCAGCAACACAGGTGATTAACGTGTATTTTGAATAGGGACGAAATTTTGTTTTTAGGGGATTCGGTAGAACCGACGGCATTTGTGCTTTAATTTGCGGGAAAAGAACACGAAATGAAATTATTGCAACGCATATTCGGCACTAAAGAGAAACCCGAGGCTCTGGCAGTCAAAGAGGACATTGTGCCTCAGACTGACAACCAAGGCAACAAAAGTGCATTTGTTGTCGATGCGTGGAGATACCAGCAGATATTGTCAATGCTTGACGGCCTTGTTCATCCGTCAGTCGTAGGCAATAACTTCATAGAATTGTTCAAGACTATCCCGGAGGTGTTCTGGCCGATTGATTTCATCGCCAAACGAATTTCAGAGGCACATTTTGATTTGAAAAGGGTAAAGGATGACAGTATCGTGTGGTGTGACCGTCTTGGCGCGAATGCCATTATTCAACAGCCTAACCCGATTATGACTTGGCGCGAAATCGTGTATCAGCACTTCGTCTACAAACTGGCTACCGGAAACGCCTTTTTCCGTGCGGCTATGCCGGACACAATAACGGCAGATGCAGTCAAGTTCCAATGGTGTTCCAATTATTGGAGCCTTCCCGCCCATCTTGTACAGGTCAAGCCGGTTGAATACAGCTATGGCGTTCCTATGTTCGGCATAGCCAGTATAGAGGAACTAATCAAAGGCTACACTCTTGACCTTGGCGCATATTCTGGCCTTACAATACCTTACTACCAAATATGGCACGATCGTGACGGCATACCTGAGCTGATTAGGGGAAACGGCTATCTCAAAGCAGAAAGTCGGCTTTTGGCAGTAAAGAAACCGATTGCAAACCTTATTGCCGTATACGAGGCCCGCAACGTGATATTCCTGAAACGTGGCGCCCTCGGGTTCATTGTCGCCCAGAAAGCCGATGAAACCGGCACTGTCGCACTTGAACCAAAGGAGAAAGACGAGCTCCGGGAACAAATAAACAGCAAATATGGTGTCGGCGAGGGCCAATCACCTTGGGCGCTTACCGACATTCCGGTGAATTTTGTAAGGACCAACCTCTCTATCGCCGAGTTGCAGCCGTTTGACGAAACCCTTGAGGACGCTATCAAAATAGCGGCGGTGTTCGGCATCCCGTCGGTTTTGGTGCCGCGCAAAGACCAGTCTACATTCAGCAATCAGGACACGGCGGAGAAAAGCGTCTATACCTCGGTTATCATACCGGCGGCCAAGCGGTTCTGCGAGGCTCTGACTGCATTCCTCGGCCTTGACCGGAAAGGGTTATATATAGACTGCGATTTCAGCGATGTGGCCTGTCTGCAGGTCGGCCTCAAAGAACAGGAGGAAGTCAAGAAACTCGTCAACGAGCGGTGCCTGTCACAGTTCAACAACGGCCTTATCTCAATCAACGACTGGCGTTCCCAAATCCATGAGGACGCACTTGACGGCGAGATTTTTGACAAGGTCAAGTTTGAGATGACCCCCGAGGAAATAGCCAAGGTTGACAGCGTAATCAAGGCCCAGTCGTCACAGATTCAGATTAACACCGGGCAGTCCGGAGAAAAGAGTCCCGACAAAAACAATCAATTCAATAACAAACCCAAACCCTCGAAAGGAGAAAGTAATGAAAGAACAGATGATTAACCTCCAGTACGAAACAAAAGCACTGGATGTCACTGAGAAGGGTATCGTCACCGTAGCGGTGAACGGTATAGGCATCGAGGACGCACAGCACGACATCTCGATGCCGGGGTCATTCGCTGACACGCTCCGCGATGACATCAGCAAAATGCGATGGTACCTCAACCACGACACGCGCCAGTTGTTAGGTGTCCCGCTGTCCGGCGAAGAAAAGGACGGGAACCTCATTATGACCGGACAGATGAACCTCAACAAGCAGATTTGCCGCGATGTGTTTGAGGATTACAAGCTATTCCATGAGGCAGGCCGCACCCTTGAACACTCCATCGGAGTAAAGGCTCTTGCCCGTGACGAGGAAGACCGCCGCAAGGTCGTAAGATGGAAGATGCTCGAATATTCAACGCTGACCGGCTGGGGTGCCAATCCGCAGACCTTCCTCGTTGGATTGAAGAGCGCGACCGAGGACCAGATAAGGGATGCCGTCGAGATACTCCGTATGGCTTTCAAGCAGCACGGATATTCAGATGAGCGATTAAAACAATACGATATGGAACTAAATCTGTTACTCAAATCCCTTGGTGGCGGCATGATAGTTACCTGTCCGTGTTGCGGTCATCAGTTCGACTATGACAACGAGCCGGAGCATACGTTCTCGCAAGAGGTTCAAGAGGCGGCCGGAGAACTCGTAATGTCCATTGGACGCAATGAGGCACGCCGACAGATAGAACGTTACCGCCCCGAAATTCAATCCGAAGTGTCGTCCATCATTGACGGCCTTACTGCTGCTAAAAAGGGAATCTCCACAAAGAGCCTTGTTGACGCTTTCGCCTATGTCCGCTGTCCGTGCTGCTGGAACCGCGTCTATCGCTCCAACAGCCTGCTTGTTCCCGCTGACTCTGCCTCGGCTGAAACCAAGGAGAAAAAGCCCGAAGATGGCTCTAAACCTAACGGTGGCAATCCCGAAGATGAAGAGCAGAAACCCGGCAAAAAAGATGAACCCAAAAAGAAATCGACCGATGTGCCTACACCGTCGCCGTCTTTTTGGGCATCACTGAATGCCGCAACTAAAAAGTAAATATTCACCATTTAATTCATAGTGCATTATGGCAAAATTAACAATCAAAGAAGTAGAGGAGATTGTAGGTGTCAAGACTGCCGGTCTCCCCGATGAACAAAAACAGTTCATCACTAACCTTATCGGTGCTTTTACCGATGCAATCAACAAGTCCATCGACGGTGTGCTCGACAATGCCGCGCTTGAAAAGGCTCTCAAGCCTCTTACATCTGCCGACGGTGTTACGCTTGACTCACTTTCCAAGGAGAACAAGGAACTCGTATTGCAGGTCAAGAGCCTGTCTGAGGCTCTTGAAAAGATGAAGAAACGCGGCATCGGCCTCGACTTTGTCAGCAAGTTCAACGAGGCTTTCGATGAGATGTACAACTCACCGAAGATGCAGGACTTCATCAACGACCGCGAGAAGTCATCCGGCGCTTTCGCTTTCAAGGACATCTCTCTTACAAGCAATGTAGTTCCCGGCGGTACCCTTACCATGACACAGCAGAGCGACCGTGTCGTTTCTCAGGCTACCGATAAGAAACTCCATGTCCGCGACTTCTCCACCGTACTTCCCGGCGACCCCGAGTTCCCCATCTTCGCTTTCCAGCAGATCTACAAAGTGGACCGAAACGCCCGCTATGTGCCCGAGAACGGCATGCTGCCCGAGTCGAGCCTCAGCATCAAGGAAGAAACCGCTCAGGTTTCGCGTGTCGGCCATCACTTCAAGCTGTCTAAACGTGCGCTCAAGTGCAAGACATACCTCCGTAGCTATGTCATGAACTGCCTGATTTCGGGTGTCCGCGATGCCGAGGACTTCGCCATCCTTTTTGGCGACGGTTCCGGCGACAACCTCAAGGGCATTATCCGATACGAGGGTGTCCTGCCCGTGGAGAAGATAATCTCCGACGCAATTTTCACTGTGGCCGCCGGCGGCGTGCTCTCTATCGAAGAAGTCAAGAACGGCCTGATCGTGGAGCTGAAAGAACCCAACGACCTGCTCATCGAGGGTCTCAAGGTTACCGGCGCGTCTGCCGTAACCAACACCGACCTCAACAAGACCTACGATGTAATCAAAGTCAACGACCGCCGCATCTTCCTCGAAGGAGCTGCTCTCGATGATAGCAATACCGACGCTCTGCTTGCCGCCGATGTCGCTGCCTTGAAACTGACGTTCAAGAACGGCGCATATCAGAGCATCGAATCGCCCAACAGCATCGACGCTCTCGAAACCGCCATCTCGGTAATGACCTATGCCCAGTTCGTTCCCACGGTTCTGGTGCTGAACCCCATCACCATCAACGCCATCCGTTGCGAGAAGGCTACCGACGGCAACCGCCTCGAAGTTGTCAAGGACATCAACGGCAACCCCGTTATCGGCGGTCTCCGCGTCGTTCCTTACAGCGGTATGCCGGTCGGCAAATACTTCCTTGGCGATATGCAGCGAGGGGCACAGATAATCGACTACACTCCGCTTACTGCCGAGTGGGCCGACGACGTGAACACCAAGCTCAAGAATCAGGTCGTTCTTTTGGCCCAGGCCGAAGAAATCGTGCCGGTATTCTGCCCGTGGGCGTTCTCCTACGGCAGCATCAGCGCACTCAAAACCGCCATCAAGAAATCGTAAGTCATGAACTACATTCTGAAAGGCGACCCCAAAGAAGTGGCGAAAGTCATTCAGGAAAACCGCATCCGCATTGAACGTGGAGTGATTGAGTTCACGCCCGTTCAGTCGGATTCGGCTCTTGACGCAGATAGCATCGCCACTCTCCGCGAGGCGTTAGAAACAAGTGAAAAGTCTTGCCAAGAAATGGCCGAGGGGCATGTAGAACTTGCAGGTGTTACACGAGATGTTATTGCCATCATCGCCGAGAATGGTATAACCGTTCCCGAAGACCTTGCCGCACGACTTGCTCAATTCGGTATCATTGTTCCCAAATCTGCCGAATCTGTTCCCAATACGGTAGAAACAGCCGACAATCCCGGCGAAAATGTACCCGAAACCGTTCCCACGGAAGACATGGGAGATAACAAGAACGTGGATGCCGACGATGTGGCCGAGGTTAACCTCGATGATGTCAAGGACGCGCCCGGAGAAGATTCCAAAGCGGCCCCGGCTCCCACTCCCAAGAAATCACGATCCAAAAAGTCAAAGTAAAGATGCTTATAGACTGTTCTTATTTCACCAAAGGGTCAAGGCATATTCATAATGCCTCTTTGGGTACTACACCCAACCCCCATGCAATAGAGGTAAACGAGGCTATTGAGGCTTATATAAGCGAGTGTCAGGAAGAATATCTTGTTAAGATGTTGGGTTCGACACTCGGTAATAAAGTCAACGCCTATCTTGTATGCATGGAGGAGGATGAGGACCCCAAGCACAATGCCGATATAGATGCCGTGTGTGAGCGTCTGCGTGAACCCTTTGCGGATTATGTGTTCTTCCATATCCTCCGGGATATGAATATGCAAAGCACTATAACCGGTCTTGTACGGCTCAAATGCGCCAACGAATATGTGGCCCCCATCCGCCGTCAGGTCAGCGTCTGGAACTCTATGGTGAATAAAAACAGGCTTTTTGCCGAATGGTGCGGTTCTAACGATTGCACATTATCCGGCATCAGCACCGATGACGAAATGTTTACCAAAATTAATGTCCTCAATCTATGAAACCCGTAAAACAGCGCAGTCGTGAGATTATAGAGATACTGGCTGATGTGGTCAGCAAGACCTCAGACGGCTGTGAAATCGTCGTGATAGGCGGAAAGAGTGGAAGTCGGACAGTCCCGTGTCCTGCAATCAACTACACTTTTGGCAACGCCCGGTACGTCAAGGACAGACTTGACGAGCTGAGCAAGACACCTAAGGGTTGCGAGATGAAATTCCCTCTCATTGCTCTGTTCTGCCCGTTCAACGAGCAGCGCAACTCCCCGGACTATTACACGAAGGCGAAAGTCAGAATCCTGATTGCGTATTCCTCCATGCAGCAGTGGAGTAACGAGCAGAGGCTTGAGACCTCGTTTAAGAATGTGTTGCGCCCGATATACCGTAAATTCATAGACGCGCTCATGGAAGACGGCCGGTTTGATTTCGGATATGAGGGGCATGTGTCGCATGAATACTCTGAAAATTACTCTTATGGCAGATATGGGGCGCACACCGGCACCGGGGAGCAGGTGAGCGAGCCCATTGACGCCATCGATATTTCTAATCTTGAACTGAAAGTTAAAAAACCAAATTGCAGAATACAATGAGAAAATTAAGAAAGTGCGATTCCGCACAGCTCAGCACGGGCGTTTCCAAGTGCCCGCCCCAGTTCGGCAAGATGCTGATGGCAATCATAGTCCCATACGGAACCAAACTCCCGGCCAATCTAACTGCCGAGGCGTTGGAGAAATTGGCCCATGCTCCTGTTCATGAACGAATCTACGGTGTCGGCATCTTCACCGAGTACGCTAAAAACGGCGGTGAAGTCCAGACGGCGGCCAACGGCTACGGCCCGGAGGAAAGAACCGGCATTTCCGCTCTCAAAGAGACCTATACCCTGAAAAACTATGCACCGGAGCTCCATGCCGCTTTTGTCAGGGTTGGGGGACACCAGTGGGGAGCCTACTTCGTTGACGAGGACAACATCCTTTACGGGGAGAATGACGGAACCGACACCCTTGCCCCATTCCCCATGTCAGATATTTATACCGATGCGACCCCGCACCCGACATCTTCTGCAAAGGCCACCATGAACATTACTTTTGCTTATGAGAATGTAAAACGCGCTTTTGCAAACTTTGATTACGAGAGACTCGAATTTAACCCGCAGAAATGTGTCCTCGGACTCAACGGGGTCAGGCTGGAGAAAGTCGGCACGGCCGGGAATGCTTACAAGCTCTTTGAGAAAGTGGGCGGCTATGACGTTACGTCAATCTACGGCCCGCTCATTGTGACCGCCGGGAACACTGTGGTTCAGGGCACGACTACGGCAATCACATACGACGAAGACTCTGACACTCTTACCATCGCCTCCTCGGCAGGCGCGGACATACGCCTCAAGTCCCCCGCAGTGCTGTATGAGAACGACATCAAAGGCATAGAGCAGGTAGCATGATTTTTGAGCGAGTCAATTTCAACAATGCCGAAGTGAAAAAGATGACACGGGAAGAATTTGTGTCCCGGCACGTCGGCATACTTTGGCCAGACCGAGACGAGGCAACCCGTAAAAAGATGCTCGGTCAGGTCTATGACCTCGTCAACATGCCGCCCAAGCAGGCTAAACGCAACGCGGCAGAATAATCCATCGGGCGGGGATGCAGTCATCTCCGCCCCTTAATTTTTTCAAAATATGACCATAGCGGAAGTTGCAAGCATCATAAAAAAGATTGCCGAAGGTTTTGAGGACGCTTGTATAAGGTGCCTTGCGGACAATAAGAGCGTTGTCTATGACGCGGTTCACGAGCAGCTTTACAGCGGACAGGACGGCGATGGCAACTATCTGTCGCCCACATATACAGAAGACGACTATTTCCGTAACAGAAAGCGGCCGTGGATGCATTACGACGATGAGACAGGCAAGACATATATTGGGGCAGAAGGTTACAGGGAGTGGAAACACGACATTACACCTCCTGTCGCCGGTGCCATGCTCGGGTTGCCTCCGCGTCCCGTGGATGTCCCCAACCTGTGGATAGACGGTACGTTCTACCGCTCTATAACTGTCAGGCGTCAGGGTGACTCGCTTGTCGTAAATTCGGAGGACGGAGCTGCGATTGTGGCGAAATATGGCGACCGGATACTGAATATGGGACCGGTTGCAGTCGAGTATTTCACCACCACCTACATGCTCCCAGCAATAGGTTCATTTTTTAAAGAGTGTGGATACAAATGAGTTGTGCGTGTGAACATAAACGGCTTGCGAGCGAATACGAGCGAATGAGGCGGTTGGCAAAGGCTGCCGCCAAACTACGCGGCAAGACCGTGGCCTTGTATAAAAATGATGACGGCACATACGGTTTTACCACTGATACAGATTCTGACAAATCAATTGTTGAATATATTACGCCATACTGATGAGCGAAACTAAGATAACAGATCTTGTCCCTCAGGAGACAATCGACAAAATCAAGGAACTCAATACCGAAATACAGACGCTGCTCACGACCTATACCACGACTGCGAAGGAGCTGGCAAAAGGCGTTGATGTCAATGTGCGTGTTGTGGGCGATATTGATAAGTTGGAGAAACTTCTTGTGGAAAAGACAAAGGAGGCGACAGTTGCCACAACGCGTCTGAACGCAGCTATGACGGAGCAGAGCCAAGTTGTTGCCAATACCACCAACACCATCTCCCGGCAGTTGATGGTGCAGGAACGTGTGAACAAGACTCAGCGTGAGGCATACACCGAACACGAGAAAGTAAAGAAACTGCTTGACCAGTACCACGACACCTATGAAAACCAGTTGCAGAGCCTTGCCAAGCTGACCAGAGAGCTTGAACAGAATAAGAAGGCCCAGAAAGACAATGAAAAAGCACTTTCAATGGGGAAGGTGTCGATGGAACAGTACGCGGTCCGGCAGGCCGAGCTTATAGGGCAGCACCGGGCACTAATTCAAGAAAAGCGCACCCTTTCCCAAATTATGACCGCCGAGGAAAAGGCCATGCAGTCCGACGAGACCAGCTATGTCCACATGTCACAGCAGCTGGAGTTGCTGAGGAAGGCGTACAGTAGTTTAAGCGAGGAAGGTCGTTCTTTCGATTTCGGCAAAGAATTGGAGGCATCCATACAGAACCTTGATGCCCATCTGAAAGATGTGGCTGCCGACATGGGCGAGTTTCAGCGCAATGTCGGTAACTACGCCATAGCCGGACAGCAGGGCGTTGTTGCGACCGAGAGCGTTATTGCCGCCATCAGTCAGGAGGCGAGGACCATGCAGGACCTCGCCGATCAGACAAAGATTCTTGAAGAAGCAAAGCTCATGCTGAACAAGAAGGACGCCGACTATCAGTCCACCCTTGACTCCATTAACGCCAAACTTGAGGAGAACAAGAGGAAACTGTCAGATGTCAGCGACATTCTCGGCAAAGAGGCTCGCTCGGTATCAGAGGCAGAGGCACAGAACAAGCGACTGTCTGAGGCAATCAAACAGATAGACCTCACATCGGCTGATGCCAAAAAAAAACTGGATGAAATGCGGGCTCAGATTGAGCGCAACAACCAGACAATAGCCGACGCCACCGGTGCGAATGAAAAGTTTGCCGACACAGTGTTGAGCATAATAGGCGTGAATACAAGTCTCGGTAGCTCTTTCCAGTCATTGGGGCAGAACGGTAATTTTCTCGACGGACTCAATACCAAGGTAAAGGCTTTCAGCAAAACCCTTATGGGACTCCTTGCCAATCCGTGGGTACTTGCATTTCTTGGTATTGCAGGTGTTGTAGCCGGTTTCAAATGGTGGTATGATTACAATAAAGGTTTGATAGAGGCATCGCGGCTGACACAGAATTTTACCGGCCTCACGGGTGATGCTGCCGACAAGATAACGACCGACATGCAGGCGATTGCCGACCACATGGGAAAGAGTTTCGACGACACCATCGGTGCCGCCAATACCCTTGTCCAGCAATTCGGAATTTCTTGGGAGGAGGCATTGACCAAAATTGAAGACGGCATTCAGGCGGGCGCAGACATGAACGGCAGGTTCATCGAAAATATCAATCAGTTTGCCCCCGCGCTCCGTGATGCCGGGGTGTCCGTGGACGAGTTTGTCTCCATTCTTGCCGAGACGCGCAACGGCATTTTTGACGAGAAAGGCGTTCAGGACATCGTCAAGGGTGGTACACGTCTCAGGGCGATGACCCAGCAGGTAGCCGACTCGCTCGATGCCTGCGGCATATCTTCCAAGCAGATGCAGGAGGATTTGAAAAATGGCAACATCACCATGCTGGAGGCCGTTCAGCAGGTGGCGGCCAAACTGAAGGAACTGCCTGAGAACTCGCAGGAAGCCGGACAGGTTATGAAGAATGTATTCGGTCGTACCGCTGCAGAGGGAGGAACACTGCTGATACAGTCCATCGCCGATGTGAACACCAACCTTGATGTAGCGAAAGAACGTATGGGGGAACTCGGGAGGCTCAACCGTGAGCAGATAGAGGCAGAGAAGGAACTTAACGAGACGCTTGCCGCTCTGTTCAAGATGAGTGGCACGAGTTTTGAAGAAATGACTTTGAGCGCGAAAACCTATATAACGCAAGGTTTGACCGGCATAATAAGGAAATGTGTCGATGTCGCTAACTGGTTTGTACGAATCTACAACGGGTCGGAACAGGTACGTTCTAAAATTGAGGGCATCGGCATCGTTTTTAAAACAGTGTGGAGTGTCATCAAAAATGTCTGCATCGCTATGGCGGACGAGTTTGCCGGAATCGGGAAGATTCTTGAAGGAGTGCTGACAGTCAAACCGGAACTGATAAAGGAAGGTGTTGATTTGGTAAAAGACGGGTACAAGAATGCGGCCCTGAATATTGCCGATGACTTCGTTGATGCGTTTAAGACCGGGGCAGAAAACATCCGCAAGGGGCATCTCGATGAGTTTGACATTCGCCTCAATGTCGAGAATCCGGAATCTGAAAAAACCGGGGATGGGACAGCCGATTCCGATTTCTCGGACTTTCAATCCAAGGAGACCGAGAAGGAAAGGAAGGCGCGGGAAAAAGCCGCGAAAGAGGAGCTTAAACGCCTTAACGAGATTGAAGAATCCAAAATCGCGCTTATGGCCGAGGGACATGAAAAAGAACTCGCCATGATTCGTCTAAAGTTTAAGAAAAAGATTGACGAGATAAGTGGCAACGGGAATACCGAGAATGCATTACGCATCCAGTTGGCCGAGCAGTGCCAAAAGGAGGTCTCCGACTGCGAGTTGAAATATCAGGCTGAGCTGTCAAAAATAAATCTTGCCAACCGGCTTGCTTCCGTTAAGAAAGGCAGTAAGGAGGAACTTGATTTGAAGTTGGCCCAGTTGGAGGCTGCACGCGCCGCGGAATTGAAGGCCGCTGAGAAAACTGGGGCTGACATCAACTTCATTAATGCCAAGTTCGACAAAGAACGTTTGGAAATGAAGGAGGAGTATGCCGCGGCTGCCGTCCAAAAGATACAGCAGCAGTATGCCGACGAGCAGGCCGAGCGGGACAATGCCATGATGGCGGAACTCGTCGAGCTTAAAAAACATTATGCCGAAGAATTGGAACTTGCCGGAAACAACGGTGAAAAACGCAATGAGTTGAAAGAACGGTATGAGAACAAATCTGCCGAGATTACTGAGAAGTATGCGATACAGTCGGCAAAGACCGCTGTCTCCATGTTGGAAAAATCTTTGAAAAATGAAAACCTATCTGCCGAGGACCGCGAGAAAATCGAGCAGGAGCTCGCCGCCGCTAAGATTAAGTTAGAACAGTCTGTTACAGATGCTGCCATTGCCGAGAACAACCGTAAGGTAAAGTCTGACGATGACGCTACCAACAGGAGGATTGGCAACGCGCAGAAATGGCTGCAGGTAGCTGCCGATTCGCTTAATGCCATCAACGGTCTCGCGTCTGCCGTATACGATGCCAAAATAGAACGACTTGAGGCCGAGCAGGAGGCCAATACGGAGGCCGGGGAAAAGGAACAGGAACGCATCACCGAGCTCGTTAATAAAAAAGTTATTACCGAGGAGGAAGGAGAGGCCCGAAAGAGGGCGGCGGAGGCTCAGACGGCTAAAAAGAATGAGGAACTGGAAAAGAAAAAGCAGCAGCTCAAGCACAAGCAGGCAGTGTGGGATAAGGCCAACAGCGTGGCGCAGGCGGGCATTGCAACAGCATTGGCAATAACCCGGGCCCTGCCTAACATTGTACTTGCGGCCATTGCCGGGGCGATGGGAGCCGTTCAGGTTGCCACAATCCTTGCGACTCCGATACCCAAATATGCCAAAGGTACCGACCGACACAAAGGCGGTCCGGCAATTGTTGGCGATGGCGGTGTCCACGAGGTCGTACTGTTTAACGGATGCGCGTGGCTGACCCCCGACAGGCCCACGCTTGTCGATATTCCCGCCGGTGCTGTAGTCGTTCCTAATGTTAGTGATTTTGACCCCGCAGATTTTGACCCACGATTCATATTCCCGTTGGACTTTGAAATGCCCCAGCCGTTTCGCGGCGGCGATAGCGGACGTGTGGTGGTCAATAACGATTATTCACGTCTGGAGCGTGGGATGAGAGAGCTTGCAAATCTCATAAAGAGGCAGACGCGTCAGCAACATGTTGATTCCCGTAACGCCGATTACGAATTATTCAAACTGAGGATATGATAGAAAAACTTGAACAACTGACAGTCGCGCAATTTGTCTGCGTGGTGTGTGGCGATACGTCTGTGTTGACCGGAGGGGACAAGACTGCATCGGATACCGATATTGCCGCCGCTGTCCGCAACATTATTTTTGAATACAGGGAAATAGCAGACCCGTCCGGCTTAAAGAGCTATCTCTTGGACGCCGAGAGGCTGGTCAAGGCAAAGATTCTTGTCGAGATATTCTCCATCTGCGTTAATTTGGCAGCATTTAACGAATACGGAAGAATCCGTGAGGTTTTGTCAGAGTGCGGTATAAGGGCCGAGGCTATGACCGACCAAAGAGTAGTTGCCGAGGTAAAATCGCGTCTCGGCCGGGCAAAGAGGGATGTGGCAGAAATTGAAAGTGGGAAGGAAGAAACTCCGGAAGTCAGTATCCGTCGTGAGTTTGATGAACAGACGGCTGCCCTGATTGCGTATTTCAAGTTCCAAATTGACACGGAGACCATGAAGGCCCCCATATATGCCCATCTTGTCGCCCGGTATATTCGCGATATAAATGCTCAAAAGGCCGCCCTAAAGAAATAATTAACAGTATTTCCGTATTTTCAGCCTGTTGTCCGCAGGCTGTTTTTATTTTCAAACCGCACTATCTGATGGTTTGTCAGTAACACCTTGCAAAAACGCAACGTGTTATGTCGAAACATCAAACCAACAAAAAACACCACCCGTCAAAACTCGGGCGTATAGAGAGGAAATGTGACCGGATTCTCTCGGAACTCCTAATCCTACGTCAGCACTCAGCGTGTCGCCGTGATACGGATGCCGTTATTGAACGTCTACATCGGGTGGCACAAAGAATGAGGCATCAGTGCGAGCGTGAGCGTGACGCTGCCCGCAGAATGTTCAACTCCAAAAACATGGAGCGATGAACATCGATGACCTCGTAGTAAGAAACGTCGGATGGATAAGACGGAAAGCACACTGGTATTTTGCCGACGAAGATGACGCTGATGACCTTGCAGGTGAGACTATCTACAAGTGTTTGAAACATGCTCGGGATTTTGACAGTGACAGAAGTTTCAAACCGTGGGCATTGACAATAATGGAAAACACATATATAACCTTGTACAATCGGCGTAGGTGCGTATTATTTACAGGTTATGACGGTTGCAACCCTTATCCGGGGAGAGAACGTGCAGACCAACGAGCTTCGGTAAACCGCATCCTTTCCGTCATTCGCGAATGTGGCCGCAAATCTTGCTGCATAGAATGCGTATTGCTTTATGCAAAGGGTTACAGCTATGCCGAGATTGCGGACAAGGTGGGTATTCCTGTTGGCACTGTCAAAAGCCGCGTGGCCGCAGGGCGTAAAATGATTCGTGATTCGTTGGTGTGAAGTATTGCGTAAATCCTTACGTTAGTAAAAGTTAAGGCGTAAAAATGGCGGCTGTTCTGATTTTTTATTTCGCTTATAATGGTTAACTTTACAGTATAACAAGCTATAAGTCAAACCAATAGAATAAGCAATTATGAAAAAGAACGGTAAATTTCGTGTACGAGTGATGAAATATGCGTGGCACCTTTGGAAGGCAACCAGTCAGATGTGGCGTGTGTGCATGATAAAGGCTTGGCAGCTTTACCGGCTTGCCAAGGCCATGAGGATGGGGGTGATAACCTTTTATTACGAGAAATCCGACGGTTCAATACGCAAGGCATCAGGCACCCTCAGAAATGTCCCTGCTGGTGTCACGTTTGGAGGAAAGAAGGTGACAAAACCTTCATACAAGACCATGACATATTTTGATACAGAGAAAAAAGCTTTCCGCTGTTTTAAAGTGGAAAATTTAATCTGCATCATCTGACTGTGATGGTACGATGAAAGTCAGTTTGGACAGCTTTTGTTATACATCATTCAAGTATTCAGGTGGTTATGTCTGAATACTTACGGCTGCCAAATTTATGCAATTTGGGGATTTTGCTGAGGCGGTTGAAATTTGATATATTTTTGCTTTTGTTGTAAACGACAGGAGTCAATATGTTAGCCAAATTTGTCTTAAATATATCAGGTTCTGAATATGAGCTGAGGGATGACGATCTCAAGAACTGGGACGAGATACAGTGTTCGTACAAACGTGCCGGCTTTGACGGCGTCGTGCGGTCTTTTACGTCACAGTTTGAGTTCGTTAATCATGCATACCGTTTGCTGCTTTCGGCTTATCTTGACAGTGGGGTAAGTGCGTCGGCTTCTGTTTGTGTGCTGACTCTTGACAACAATTGGACGTATGTCAGACGATTTGAATGCCCGCTTGACTTTTCAACAATTTCGTGGGATGCCGGGATATTGAAGATAAACTGTATAGACAACACCCTCGCGTCTCTTATTAAGGCTAGAAAGAGCACAAAGTATGAATTCGCCGTCGGAGAAGAAATAGGTGTCGGGGAAATACTGCATTTCGATCGTGTGCAGATGGCTGAAAATCTTGTGTACGGTCTGACTGCCGGGGAACCTGTCGGGAATACCGCCGATCTTAAAGTCACGTTGCGCCATAAAAAACATATATGGGTCGGCAACAAGGGTTCCGAAATAGCAGTGGGTGGAGTGATTGACTGGCTTGACGACCAAGTGGAAGACATGGACAGTTATTTGTTTGAAACATGCCAGGATGTCAACGTCACGGTTGATTACTCGGTGACATATCGTGAGGATTTCGGGAATTCTACAATGGTACTCGGTGTGTCGGTTGTGAGAAATGGGGAAGATACGGGAAAGGGTGGCTCTATCGGGACGGTTGGGAACCGTGGATGGACTTTTATTGGTTCCTTCCCGTCTGAAACGTCACTGAACGACTATTCAGCACCACGGGCC